TCAGAACAAGTTGGGGAACAGCGTGGGGCCGCAGCGGGCGGCCATCCACAGGAGCGCGACCAGGCTGATCACGACGCCAGTCACGCCCCAGGCGTCGGACGCTTCGAGCAAGTCATTCTCATGCGGGGCCAAGCGCTGCGTGGCGTGCTGGTGGCGGATCGTGGCGCGGGGCTTTCGCTCCCGCGCGCAAGAGAACAGGCGCGCCATCACGCTTCACGCCTGCGGAAGAGCCAGCGCAAACCCGGTGCCGACAGGTAACCCAGCGCGGCACCGGCGGTCGTAACGACGAGCGTGGTGCTGGTGGGTTCCAACCGAACCAGCCCGTAGCTCAGCAGACCGGCAGCGGCCGCCCTCGCGGTGGCAGGCAGGGATGCGCGCAGGATCTTGCGAAAACGGTTCATGCTTGGGTCTCCGGTCCATAGAGGGCGTCAAAATGAGGCTTCATGTTGATCCGCCACTGGCGCGCTGCGGCGAGGCGCGCGGCGCGGCTTTCGCGGCGACGGCGTGGGGCGGGCACCGGCTCTGGCGCGGTTTCGGGGCCGTAGAGCGCATCGAAGCGGGCCTTGTTGGCCAGGTGCCAGGCGCGGGGATCGCGGGTGTCGTTCTGCGCGAGCGAGCCGTGATCGTAGTGGAAGTGGGCAGGAGCGGCGCGCGGGGGCATCAGGCGGCCCTCCGGCGCGGTGCGCGGCTGCCACCGTGGAGCAGCTGGTGCACGGGCACGCCAGCCTTGGTGCAATCGGGGCACCAAGCATTGCCGTGGCGCGTGGTCCAGCCCGCCGGGGCGATGCCATCGGCAGAGTGGTGTTCGACGTTGCAGGAGCACTGGAAAACGGCAGGTGGGCGAAGGCGCATCGGGCGTTCCTTTCGGGCAAAGTTCGGCCGTCGCCGGAAACGAGGCCCGGCGGCGGGAAAGCGGGAATGTGGCGGCGGTCAGGAAAAGGGGCGGCTCAGCCGGGAAGCTCCGGCGGGCTGGCGCTGTCGAACAGTTCGGGCTGCGCCGCATCGCGCGGGCGCATGATCTCGATGGCTTCCTGCCGCGTGACGGGCCGCATGGGCAGCGTCACGCGCGGGTTGGGGATGGCGCTGGGGGCGATGCCATAGTCGTAGGTCTCGCTGGCCTTCCAGCTGTGCCCGCAAAACAGGTTGGCGCACTGGTAATAGATGTCGCGGTGCGTGGGTGTAACAACGCGGCTCGTGCGGCGCTGGCCCACGGTGTCGCAATGGGGGCAGCGCAGCCGGTCGGTGCGGGCGGGCGCGGGTTGGTTGTGGCCGGGATCGGGCAGGGGATGGGCGGCCATGGTCAGAGCGTTTCCCGTTCCTGGCGATCGAGCGCGGCCAGGCCATCGGTGATCGCGGCCAGCGCTTCCTCCCCTTCCTTGCGCGCGCGGCGCAGGGCGGCCGGGTCTTGCGGATGCATCGCGGCATCGAGCAGTGCGGCCACGGCCTCACCGCTTTCCTTGGCGGCGACGGCGGCGGCGCGCGTCATATCCGTGGCGCCTTCGCTGGCGGCAATGTCCAACTGGAAGCTGTAGACGCGCAGGATCGGCGCGTGATCGCCGCCAGCCTCGATAAACGCGCGATCGAGCCGCATGGCGTCGAGAATCGAAATCTCGCTATCGGCATCGGGATCGGACCACATGCGCACCAGGCGCCCGCTGCGGCCCACCAGCATGCCGCACTTGTCCCACCCGATGCGCGCGGCGATCACGGTAAGGGCCTGGTGCACAGTGAGAGGATCGCGCCGCTTGGTCATGCCACGCGCCCCTGCAAAGTGCTGTTCCGATTGAAAGAGACGCGCTGCATGCCGTGGTCTACGCCTTGCCAGGCAGGCGAGGGGCCAAGATCGGCCGGGTAGATATCGGGGCGCAGCAGATGACGCGGAATGCCGGTCGCGGCTTCGACGGTCAGGACATACTCGGCGGGCAGGCGCTTGGCGGTTTGCAGCCAACGCCAGACTGCTGGCTGGGTAACATTGCAAATGCGCGCCAGTTCGGACTGTGAACCAGCTGCCTCTACAGCTGCATGAAGTGCCTCAAGGGGTTCCGCCGTCGTGCTCATGCCGCACGGGGTATTACAAGATTTATGCCTCGTCAATTACTAGATTTAAGTGGCCTGCTATTAATTTGGTTATAGGGTTGGTGCGTGGCAACCTTGGGTGAACGCATCAAAGAACGGCTGAACGCCGTGGGCCTCTCGCAGGCGGAACTGGCGCGCCGGATTGGCGTAACGCAGCCAGCGATCACCCATTTGATCAAGCGGGGTACAGGGGGCACGGCGCATCTGCACAAGATTGCGCGTGAACTGGAAACAACGCCTGAATATCTAAATGGCGAAAGCGAAACTGCCGCCCTCCCGGATGGAGCGCAGCCAATCGCGATCGACGTCGTGCCGATCGATCCCGACCAGGTGGAGATCGATATGATCGACCTGGCCTTCGGCATGGGCGGCACCTTCGTCGACACCGACCACATCAACATCGAAAAGGTCGGCTTCTCCCGCAAGTGGCTCCGCCAGTTCACCCATTCCACGCCCAGCCAGCTTTTCACCACCAAAGGCATCGGCGATTCGATGCAGCCCACGATCTCCGATCACGACATCGTGGTCGTCGACCGCTCCGACCGCCGCCCCGAATTTGCCGACAAGATTTGGGCCATAGTCTTCGGCGGCGTAGGCATGATCAAGCGCCTCCGCCCCATGCCGGACGGCTCCGTGCTGATCAGTTCCGACAACCAACTGGTGCGCGATGCCCGCGCCGTGGATGGAGAATTGCACATCATCGGTCGCGTCGTAGCGGTTGTGCGCAAGGTTTGATGTTTTAATATTATCTAACAAATTGTTGGAGCAATAAAATTGAGCGCAAGGTATGTGGAAGATCGTAGTTTAAGGGAGAAAACGAACGATCTGATCGCGCAAATAAAAGATGGATTCAATTCTTCGAAGGAGGCCTTTGTAGAATCAACCGATATCGTTTTAAAGATGAATGAATCTAACGATATAATGAAAGAAATTCCTATTATAAAATGGGTTGCGAAAATTGACGAATTCAAGTCTAATTATCATAAACGCAGGCTTCATCGTAATACTTCAGAATTTCTTAGATCTGTTTCTCTTGGAGATAACTTAAATATAGAGCGATTGCACGATAAAATTACATCCGATGCGGCATTTGAGGCGGAATTTCAGGATATCATTGCCGATATACTATTGGAATCTTCTCGCCCTATGAAAGCTTTTATTCTAGGACGGTTGGTTTTTGAGTTAGCCTCGGGCTCCGTTCAACCGGATAAATTTGAAATGTATTCTCACATCATTCATTCATCCTCCGTAGCGGCGCTCCATGCGTTAAACTCGTTTATGCTCCGAAATAATGCAGAGTCTGGAAAATCTGGGCATGGCGAAATTCCCGAAGAGGGTCTTCTTTTCTCTCTTGGTGTGGCTCGCCGATTTGGCAATGGGTTTTTCGTTACGCAAGATGGCGTCGATCTATGGCGGCATGGATTTAAGGGCTGGGGTGTCTCCTGAATGTAGGGATGACGGCGATGTGGGGCGCGTTCATATGCTCCGAGCCACACCATCGGCTGTGCTGAGAATCCGGCATGTTAGATCCTCTGTGATTGACGCAGTGCGCGCGCAATGCGATTTCGAAGCAAGTTCGTGGAAAATGCGCCACTCGGTCCTCTGCCGGCGGGTGCGTTCCGCTTACGGATTTCGGCCGTTCGTTCGGAATTGGCTATCGGAATGCAACTTGGTTCGGGGATTCGATAGTGCCTTCGTTGACGCCCAACATTGAGAATCGCGTCCGCAAACTGCCGAAGCCATCAAATGCGACACAGGGCTTGCAGCCATTGTTCGAAGCCGTCAGCAATGCGGTTTTTGCAATTGAGGATCGCTTCGACGAAGAGATTCGGCGTGGCGAGGTCGAAATTCGGATTGCTGGGCTGTCTGATCCGCATGCTATCGAAATAACGATTACGGATAACGGCATAGGTTTGGATTTTCCCAGATTTGACGCATTTTGTGAGATAGATACCGATTTCAAACGCAAGCGGGGCGGCAAAGGTGTGGGGCGGCTCTTTTGGCTCGACGCCTTTGCGGAGATTGCAGTGGAGAGCGTGTTCGAAGCTGATGGTGTGCTCCTGCGGCGGGAGTTCGCTTTCGTGCTGAACAACGAAGAGCAGGTCGTTCCCAAGGGAGATGTGCTGCCAGTAGCCGACGGTAGCGCCATTGGCACAACAGTGCGCTTCAAGGGCCTCCGCCAAAACTATTCAGAGACGTTTCCAAAGCGGGCAGATACCTTTTTGAGGTATTTCAGCGCACACTTCATTGCGGATTTTCTTCTCGGCGATGGTGCCGCCATTAAGGTCGATCTCGATGGTGACGTGACTGAATATCCGAAGGCTGTCTCAGCACTGAAGGTTGGCAGTCCGCTCCAAACAAGTTTCAAGAATGATGATTTCGGTGAGTTGCATATCAAAGGATTTACCTGTCTTGCCGAGGCTAGCACAGGGTTGGAAGGGAAGCATCAGCTTCATCTACTTGCAAACGGCCGGACTGTAGAGACCCGTAAAGTAGATAATCTTTTGGGTGTCAGGGAACTGGAACGCGAAGGACAAGCAGAACTGGTTTTTCATGGCTGTGTATCTGGAGAATATCTTGATCTTAGGGTAAATGAGGGGCGAACGGCCTTCAATCTTCCAGAGCGTACCCTCAAGAATATCAGTCGTGTCTGCATGGAAAAGGTTCGGGAGCGCCTTCTACCCGATCAGGTCAGATCCTATGTGGAAAAGCGGAAGCGCGATTATGTTGACTTTGTTGAGCGCTATCCGACATTCGGCTTTGATGACGATGATACTCAACTCAACCGCGTACCCTTCCACGCATCGAACGCCGAGGAGTTCGCTTCTGGCTTGATCAAGTATCAGATCAGGAGGGAAGAGCAGCGACAGGATAGCCTGCAGGCGCTTATTAACGCACTAGACCTTGAAGATGTACCGGTCAGTTATGAGGCGTCCGTTGCGAAAGCTGTTAGCGACATTCAGACTTCCGAGAGATTGGCACTCGCACAACATGTTGTACGGCGTAAACTGGCATTGGAGTTGCTGGATAAGCTCATACGTAGGCTTCGCGCGAAGGAAGGACAAGAGGATGATTTCCACCTCGAGCGGACCTTGCATTCTTTCATTTGCCCAATGAGCGTGAGAGGTGACGATTCATCTGAGGTTAAGGGCCGAGCCCATGACTTGTGGGTGATCGATGAGCGCCTCGCTTTTACTCGCGCGTTTTCGTCGGATAAGCGCCTTGACTCTATCATTGCGGATGGAGGTTCGAGTGATAGGCCGGACGTAGTGGTGTGGGATTTGGCTTACGGGTTGGGTACTACTGATCCGGCGGATGCCGAGATGGTTGATGTAACTGAACCGCTGCGAACTGTGTTGGTGGTCGAATTTAAGAAGCCAGGCAGGAAGCATTATCGTAAGGCGGAGGATCAGATCGAGCAGCAGATTACCAAATATCTGGCCCAAATGAAGGGCGGATTGATCGAAGCTTTTGATCGTGCACGCGTACGGGTGGCTGACGATTGTGTGTTTTATTGCTACGTCGTTGCTGACATTGTAGGAGATCTTGAGTTGCAGTTGTCAGGTTGGGACACGACTTCGAATGGGAAAGGGAGGATTCGTCAACTCCGTGGCCGATACAGTGGTCAGATCGAAGTCATTCAGTGGCAAGATCTTGTCAACGACGCGTGGATGCGCAATCGGGCGACACTCCACGCCGCAGGGCTTAGCCGCAAACGGACGATGGATTTGCAGCCGCAGATTTCTGATCCAGAGCCGGACGACGAAGAATTGTTGGGCGGCGTCGATGCTGCAGAATGAAAGACCCTACTTCAAATTTCTCGCTTAAGCATCATTTTCACATTTGCAGTGCTTAGTGTCACCATGGATTTATAGCCTCCGCTGTCGTGCTCATGGGTTGTGCCGGTAATCTTCCAGGCTTCCTTGTCGATGTGGGGTCGGAACCCTGACAACGTCACCTGCGTGCTAGGAACTGCCCGCGCATCGCCATAGGGCAGGGTGATATTGACGGTGGCCGAGAGGTGGCCCAGCCGGCCAGATTCGGCCTGCACGGCTGCGTGGGCCGCCGTTTCGTTAGGATAGACACGCTTCAGCCGACGTCGATTGCTACCACCGGCCGTTACCGTCTTACGTGTTCCAGCATCCTGATCATGCCATTGCGCTTCAGCTCCATTGTAGGCTTTCTCCCGCGCCGCGCGGCGCCAGGTGACGCTGCTGCATTGCTGGCGGGTGATGGTCAGGCTGGGCAGGGCCTTACCGCCGGGCGTGGTCGTGGCGCTGCGCGGGGCGAAGATCAGGGTGCCGTCTTTGACTGTGGCCACGGCATCGAACTGGCGGCCGAGATCGCGGATGAACTGCATGTCGCTCTTGTTGTGTTGCTCGGTGGCCGGGATGGTCCGGTCGGCCAGATCAGGGTGGCAGGCGGGGGTGAGGGCGTTGTCGGCGGCGATCTTGATAATAATCGCGCCCAGGGTCTGGCCCACCCAACTGCGCGTCTTGCGGGTGCGGTAGCTGCCTTTGAAGTCGGCACTATGGGCGGTGATCGTCACGCGGTCGGGCGGGCCGCTCCAGGTGAGCTCGTCCACCACGAAGCTGCCCTTGTCGACCAGGCCGATGGGCACACCGGTGCCGCGCGACCAGCCCAGCCACACGGCGATGCGCGCGCCCTGGCGGGGCGGGACGAACGCGCCGTCGGTATCGTGCACCACGATTTCCAGGCTGTCGGCCTCTTCGCCCAGCTTTTCGGAGAGGCGCAGGGAGAGAAGGCGCGGGGCGAGGGTGGCGGTGAGGTCTTCCCCGTCGAGCGTGACGCGCCAGGCGGCACGGGGCTGGCTGTAGGGCGATTGTCCGGTGGCAGGCAGGCTCGCCATCATGCCACCCGCGTCAATTCGAGAGTGAAGTCGATCTTGCGGGCCTGGCCGGTGTCGATCAGGTTCGATCCGCCGTTGGCCAGGCGATCGATGGTATAGGTGCCCAGGATCATGCCGGTGCCGTCCATCAGCGGCCAGGCCTCGCCCTCGCTGGCCATTTCCGCCAGGGTTTCGATGGCCGAGGCGCTGCCGGCAAGCTCGGGTACCAGAGTGCCGGTGAGCGTCACCTTGTCGTCGCCCACGCCCACGAACTGGCTGGCGGCGGGCGCGAGGAAGCGGTCGTCGCGCGCGTGGCGGAAGGCGCGGTCGCGCTCGATGCGGTCGGGCAGCATGGTCTGGCTGTCGAACACGAAGAGGCCAAGGGCAAAGAGCATGCAGGTCTCGCTTAGAAGTCGTCGCCGTAATCGCCGCCGCCACCGCCGAGCTTGCGCTTGACGATGTCGATTACGCGGCGGGCCAGGTCCTCGGCGTTTTCGCCGGGCAGCTGGTAGATGTTGAGCGTCAGGTTGAGGGGGGCAGCGGCCACGGGCGCAGTGCCGGACCTGGCGCCATTGGGTGCTGCGCCGGTTGACGCGCTCCCCATCGTTGGCCCGGCGAGCACCAGGGCGCCCGCGCCGGCCACGCGGGCCGCCATCCTGCCCATGGAGCGCAGAGGCTTGCCTGCGCCGCCATCGATGCCGGCGCCCAAGCCGGTGGCGATATGGCCGCCCATTTCCATCATGAGCCGGGACGGGCTCTTGATGCCGAAGTAGTTCTTGAAGGCAGTCACCCCGCTGCGCGCGACCAGGAGCAGCCGTGTGACCAGGCGCGAGGGATCGAGCATGGTGAGCAGGCCCTCCATCATCATGGCGCCGATCGAGCGGAACCACGCCGGGGCGGCGGACCACATGCCCTTGATCGACGCCCAACCAGTGGAGAACGCGGCCTTGATCTTGTCCCAATTGGCATAGACGAGATAGGCCACCGCCGCGATGGCCGCGCCGATCACGATGGGCCACAGGCCGATGGCACCGATGATCGGGCCGATCACCATGAACGCCGCGCGCACCATCATGAAGCCATTGCGCAGGGCCGCGAAGGTGGAGAGGATCGAACCGAAGCCGAACTGCAGGGCGCCGAGCGCAGCCTTGCCGGCGACGAAGGCCATGACCAGCGTCATGAGGGAGCGCGCGGTTTCGGGATTGGCCTGCGCCCAGCGCGACACCGCCGAGACGCCCTGGTTCACCCACCCGAAGAATTGCGTCATCGCCGGGAGCAACGTGGCGCCCAGCGTGATTGCCAGGGCGCTCATCGTGCCCTTGAAGCTTTCCCAGGCAACGGATGCGTCATGCGCCTCGCGCTGGCGGAATGCGGCATCGACGGTGCCGCCGCTCTTGGCCAGGTCGCCGCGGATCTTGCGATAGTCCTGCATGTTGAGGATCAGCGTGCGCAAGGCCGATTGGGCCTGCATATCCTCCACCACCAGGCCGAGCTTCGACAGGTCGCCGCCGGTGGCTTTCTGGGTGATTTCGGCGAGGGCCTCCATCGGGGTCTTGCCCTTGGCATAGGCGGCCTTGAGCGCGGCGGGCAGATCGACGCCGAAGTTCTTCTTGAAGGCGTTCTGCACGGTGGGCGAGTTCACCTTGGCCAGCAAGTTGGCGACGTTGGTGGCCGCTTCCTCGCTGGTGCCGGCGCCGCGCCGAGCGATTTCGAGCGCGGCGGTGAGATCGGCCACGGCGCCCAGGCCCGATTGGCCCAGCGCCTGGGCCTGCGCGGTAAGGCTCGGGAAGTAGCGGGCCATATCCTTGACTTCGAAGGCGCCGACATTGCCGCCCGCCGCCATGATATCGAGCGCCTTGCCGGTGTCGCCCAAGCCTACCTTGAGGTTCTGCAGGTTGGCCGAGGCAGCGGCGGCGCCATCGGCAATGTCGACTTTCATCGCCGTGCCGAGCCGCCCGATCGGGGCGATCATCTGCATGGCTTCGCGCGGATCGATGCCGAAGCCCGACAGCGCATCGACGCCCGAGCGCATGGCCTCGGGCATCTGGTGCGCCGCCTCGGCCGCGCGCAGGATGCCCTGGGCCATGGCGTCGGTCTGCGCCTGGGTGAGGTTGGCCTTTTGCGCGATGTCGACCATGCCGCTGCTGAAGTCCATCGCGGCCTTGCCGGCGAGGACCAGCGGCGTGGCGAGGCCAGCGGCGCCGAGCATGTTGTCGGTTCCGGCGCTCTTGAGCTGCTCGCCGCGCTGGCCGATGCGGTTGGTATTGGCGTTGAAAGTGTTGATCGCCTTTTGCCGGTCGATCTGCGTGTTCACGCGTTCCAGCTGCGCGGCAAGATCGCGCTGCCGGGCGGTCAGGTCTCCGGTGTTGTCCGCGCCTTTGGCAATCTGCGCGTCGAGATCCTTCATCTCCTTTTTAAGATCGCGGGCCTGGCGGAACATGCCCTTGAGCGCCTGGTCGCCGCTTCTGCCCAGGCCGATCAGGTTCTTCAGCGCGCCCGAGAGCTTGTCGTTGCCGACGAACGACACGATCAGGGACAACTTGTTGCTGGCCACGCGGCTACTCCGTTCGGTTCATGCGATTCCACGCGGCCACGGCGCGGCGGTGCCAGTCGAGCAGGTCGGCCAGGTCCATTGCGGCCAGGTCGGACAAGGGCCAGTGGAACACCGCCGCGATATCGGCGATCAAGGTTTCGACGGTCAGTGAACCGTCATCTCCGCCATCACTTCGCGCTGGGCCTTGCTCAGAAAAAAACCGACCACCGTGCCGACCACTTCGGCAAAGTCATCGGCCTCGAGGCCATAGAACTCGTGCGCGGCAATGGCAGGCGTGGTGATGCGCGGGATCACCTTGGCGACGGCATCGACATCGGCCGCGACAAGATCGGTGAGCTTGGTGCCGCGCAGATCGCCGCCCTTTGGCTTGCGGATGGTGAGGCTGGCGATCCGGCCACCTTCGCGGACGATGGGCTGAGCGAGGGGGACGACGACGGACGTGCTGGCGGCCTGCGCGGGCGCGGGCGTGGTATCGGTCATGGCTGGCGATCCTTGATGAAGTGCGGTCCGATGAAGGCCCCTGCCGGCAGGACCGCCTTTCTGCCGGCAGGGGACCGGGCGCGAGAGGGCCGCCCGGATCTGGTGAGGGGCTTAGCGGCCGAGCGCGGCGCGGATCTCGGCGTAGCGATCGACGCCGAAGACGGTGAAGATCATGTTGATCAGGTCGATTTCGATCCAGTCGACGCCATCGACGATCAGGCGGTAGTAGCTGCAGCCCACCTTGTATTTGTGGGTGCCGTTGTCGCCGGGCTTGGCATTGCCGAAGTCGATTTCGGTATAGCGGCCCATGCACACCACTTCGACGCTCTGCACCTGCCCGGTGAGATCGTTCTGGTAAGCGCCGACAAAGCGCACCAGGCTGGAAGCGAGCGAGGTGGCGCCGAACTGCCGAAGCGCCGCGTCGATCATGCCGCCCATGGAAAACTCGAACTCGAGCTTGTCGAGGCCCATGTCGATCGGCACCGGGCCGATCATGCCGCCGCCGCGCCAGTCCTCGGTCTTGATGACCAGCTTGGGCACGGTGACTTCCTCGGTTTCGGCGAGGTGGCCGACGCCATCGAGCAGCATGTCCATCTGCTTCAGCTTGAAGGGGAAACCCATGGCAATGCTCCTTTAGGCGGTTAGCTGGCTGGCAAAGTCGGCGTAATATTTGTCGGTCACGCGCTGGTTGAGAGAGAGGCCCTCGAGCGGGGCCACGCCGGTGAAGTCGTAGTCGATCACGGCCTGGCCATTGGCGAGATCGGCCGCCTGGTTGAGCGCGGGATCGTACCAGGCCTTGCCGCCGATCAGCCGGCCGGCGGTGACATAGGAGCGCAGCCTGGCGTTGATCGTGTCGATCGTGTCCTTGACCAGCATGACGGTCATCGGCTTGTCGGCCGCCCAGGCGAGGCCCTGCTCGATCTCGTCGGCGATCACTTGCGAAGTGCGCACCACGCTTTCGAAGGCGTAGAGCGGTTCGTCGCTGCAGGTGCGGTTGCCCCAATAGCGATAGCCGCCGCCGAAGCGCACCAGCGTGGTAATGCCCGCCGCATTGAGCAGCGCGGCATCGGTTTCGGTGCTGTTGAGCGCAAAACTCACGTCCTGGGAAATCCCGGTCACGCCGGTGACGGTCACGTTGGAGATCGTCTTGTGCCAGCCCATGTCGGCATCGATCTGGGCGCGCATGCCCATGGCGCGGGCGACGGCATCGCCGGCGAAGCCGCCCGACCAGTTGGGCCAGATCATCATCATTTCGCGTTCGCCGAAGTTCTCGCGATAGGTCAGCGCCTCGGCCACCGTCGAACCTTCGCCAGCGAAGTAGAGAAAGCCGCGCAGCTTCTTGGCCACCCCGGCAAAGTGCGCGGTCACCGCCTCGCTATCGAGCGCCGGGGCGCCGAGGATACGCGGGCGCACCTGCAATTCGGCCTCGGCGGTGATCAGCTTGTCGATCCCGGCGATGGTCAGCGCATCCTGCGCCTGGGCATCGGCGCCCACGCCCACGCGCGCCAGCACGATCACGGGGCTGGAAACATCGGCAATCGCATCGAGCGCGGCGGGCAGGGTGCCGGTGGCGCCGATGGTGGCCAGCGCCTTGCGCACATCGGTGATCAGCACGCGGCCATTCAGGGGGAATGCATCGGCCGGCGCGTCGGGTGCGGTGCCGACCAGGCCGATCACGGCGGTGGACTGGGAGGCAATCGCGCGACTGCCTGCGGTGAGAAAATTGGTCTTGATGCCGTGCATGGCTGGCTCCTGTTCAGGCGGCGCGGATGGACAAGCGGGAGAGGGGAATGGTCAGGCGGGTGAGGGTGTTGGCGAGCGTGCCGACCTTGGTGCCGACGATCTCGGCCACGGCCTGGCCCGAGGCGAGCTCGCCCGAGACCGTGACCTGGCGCACCACTATGCGCGGCTCCCACTTGGCCAGGGCCAGGGCGATGCCCATCGATGCGAGCAGGGCCGTGGCGCGGTTGATGGGCCGGTCGACCAGATCGGCCAGGATGCAGCCATAATCGCGGCGCATCGTGCGCGTGCCGAGCGGGGTGGAAACGATATCCTCGCACGACTGCGCCAGGTGATCGTCGCCCGAGAGCGGCGCTCCAGTCAGGCGATTCATGCCGGTGAGGCTGGTCACAGCGGTCCCCCGCTCTGCGCGGCGCCGGATTGCACCTGGCCGTGCTTGTGCGTCTTGAGGCTGATGCCGGCGGCGGTCACGTCTTCGCCCGCCTCGACTTTGCCCGACACGGTGAGATCGCCTGTCAGCGCGACCTTGCCACCATCGGGCATAGCCAACGCCAGAGTATGGCTTTCAGGATCGTAGGACAGCACCGCGCCATCCTTGAACTGGATCAGCGGCATCGCGCTGTTGCCCGGGACGGGGAAGGCATTGCAGGCAATGCCGCCGATTGCGATGGCGGCGCCGATCTCACCCGCTGGGCAGAGCACCAGGACTTGTTCGCCGACCGTTGGCGGGCACCACACGCGGGTTTCGCCCATGCGCGGGGCGGCCCAGCGGATTGGGCCGGTCTGTAAATCCTCGTCGATCTCCACCACGCATTTGCCGGCGGCATGATCGACCGAGACCACGCGCCCGAAGCGCAGCAGTTCGTCGGGATCGGTCAGGGTGCTTTCGGGCGTTCTCATGACGCCACTCAGCCACCGGATCGCGGCGGGGGCCATGGGGGCCGATTGTAAGGCCGCCGCTTACAACGCGCGCGGGTGGCAGGAAGGCCGGAGCAGCGGCAAGCCCAGGCCATGGCCGACAGCACCACCGCAATCGATCTCTCGCAACTTCCCGCGCCCACCGTGGTCGAGCAGATGTCCTATGAGGATATCCGTGCCCAGGCCGTGGCCAGGCTGCTCGAGGATTTGCCCACGTTCGACGCTACGGTCCTGAGCGATCCGGCGGTCAAAGTGCTCGAGGTGTTCTGCTACCGCGAAATGCTGCTGCGCCAGACATTCAACGAGCGCGCGCGGCAAGTCATGCTGGCCTATGCCAAGGGCAGCAATCTCGACCAGCTGGGCGCGCTGCTCAATGTCGCGCGCCTGCCCGGCGAGCTGGACGAGGCGTACAAGGCGCGCATCCAGCTGGCGCCCGAGGCGTTCAGCGTGGCCGGCCCGGCCAGTGCCTACCGCTACTATGCGCTGTCGGCCGCCAACACGCTTGCAGATGCCAGCGTCACCAGCCCCCGGCCCGACGACATCCGAGCGCTGGTGCTGCGCGTGCTGGACGGCTACAGAGCTGATGCGGATCTGGTAGCGGCAATGACCACCGCCCTCGACGGCGCGATCTGGCCGGGCACGGTGGTTGTGTCACTGCTGTCTGCCCTGGGCGATGGATCGGCCAGCGACGACGAGATCGAAGCGGTCGAACTGGCTGTCGCTGCAGACGAGGACGTGCGCCCGCTGACCGACTGGCCGCAAGTGCGCTCGGCGCAGATTATCGATTACGAGATCGATATCGACCTGGTGCTGTTCAGTGGCCCGGACGAGACCATCGTGCTCGCCGCAGCGCAGGAAGGGGTGGAAGCCTACAAGGCCGGGTCGCGCAAGCTGGGCCGGTCGATCACGCGGGCCGGGCTCTATGCCGCTGCCGTGGTGGCCGGCGTCCAGAACGCGCTGATCAACAAGCCGGAGGCCGACGTGCCGATCGGCAAGACGCAAAGCGCCAATTGCGTGGGCACTGCGGTGAGGATTGCCGGCCGTGTCGAGTGACAGCCTGCTCCCGCCCAACTCCACCCCGCTCGAAGTGGCGCTCGCGCGCCTGGGCCTGCGCTTCGAAGACATCGACCTGCCGATCGAGCAGCTGTGGGACCCGTGGGCCTGCCCGGTTGCCGCGCTGCCCTGGCTGGCCTGGTCGCTTTCGGTCGACAAGTGGGATGCGGAGTGGAGCGAAGAGGAGAAGCGTGCCGTTACCGCCCGCGCGATCGAGGACCAGCGCCGCAAGGGCAGCGTCACGGCGGTGAAGACCGCGCTGGCCGGGATCGATGCGCTGGCCACGCTGGTGGAGTGGCACCAGGCCAGCCCGCGCGGGGTGCCGCACACCTTTGCCGTGCATCTGCCCGCGATCGGCGCCGATGGCCCGGACGGCGGCCCGCGCATCTCGGCCGCGACCACCGCGCAGATCATTGCCGATGTCGTGCGGGTCTCACCCGCGCGCAGCCACTTCGACGTGGTGATCGACCTTGCCGTTGCCGGAGCCACCGCCGCCACCGGCGCCGCGCGCGCCGCGCTCTACCGCCGCGCCAGCGCCGGCCCCGACACCAGCGGCACCGATTGGGCCGTGCTGATCACCGACGAGATCGGCGAGCCCCTGACCGACGATGCCGGCCAATTTCTCGATGCCAGCCCAATTCTTGACGGGAGTGCCGCTTGATGAACGCGCTTGTCCTGCAAATCACCAATGCCGGCCGCGCGGCCATGGTCGATCCGGCCGGGGGCGGCACGCGCACCGTGCGCATTGCGGCGGCCGGATTGACCCAGGCCGTATTCGTACCCGCGCCTACGCTCGAGGCATTGCCCGGCGAGCTCAAGCGCATTGCCACGGTGTCCGGCCTGCCGGTGGCACCCGATACCATGCATCTCACCCTGCGCGACAGCGGGACCGATGCCTATGCCGTGCGCGGCTTCGGGCTCTACCTCGAGGATGGCACTCTGTTCGCCGTCTATGGCCAGGCAGAAGCTATCCTCGAGAAGGCAGCGGCGGCCACGTTCTATCTGGCTGTCGACTGGACGCTCGAGGCCGGCGATGTGGCCGCGATCACGTTCGGCGACACCACGTTCCTCAATCCGCCCGCGACCGAAGCGGTGGCAGGCGTTGCGCAACTGGCGACGGTTGCCGAAGCGCTGGCCGGCCTGGTCGCCGACAAGATCATCACCCCCGCCACCATGGCGCAGGCCCTGGCCGGCTATGTCAACGCGGCGCAGCTGGGCGCGGCGGGCGGGGTGGCCACGCTGGGCGAAGACGGCAAGCTGGCACTCGAGCAGCGCCCGGCGATCGACCTGATCGACGTGTGGCCGGTGGCCAACCAGGCCGCGATGCTGGCCAAGGCCGATGCAACGGTGGGCGATTTTGCGGTGCGTGCCGACAATGGCCTGGTCTATGTGCTGCAGGCCCTGCCGCCCAGCACGCTGGGCAACTGGCTCGAGATCTCGACGCCAGCACCCGTGTCATCGGTCAACGGCAAGGTCGGCGCCGTGGTGCTGTCGCCCGGCGATGTCGGCGCGGTGCCCAGCGGGCGCAAGGTGCAGACCACCGGCGGATTGCTGGGCGGCGGTGGAACGCTGGCCGGCGATCTTACCCTGACGCTTGCTCCCGCCAGCGCGGCAGAGGCGGCGGCCGGTGCGGCAGGCGACAAGGTCGTTACCCCGGCCAGCCTCGCCACGATCCTGGCCACGCTGGCCGCCAAGGCCAATGGCGCGGCCACCGTCTCGGCCGGCGGGCTGCTGTGGGGTGGCGGCGCGCTGTCGGGCAATCCCACGATAGGTCTCGATGCGGCGTCCCCGGCCGAGATCCTCGCCGGTGCCGGCGGCAACAAGGCGGTCACGCCTGGTGCACTGGCCGGCTTGCCCAAAAGCCTTACGCCCAATGGGTTCTGGGCTTTCCCCGGCGGGCTCAAGCTGATGTGGGTGCAAGTGCGCCAGGTCATCGGCACCGAAACGCTGTTCACCGTCACTTATCCCGACAGCTTCAACTCCTTCGTGGTGCCGCTCTCGGCCACGGCCTGGAATGCCAATTTCGGCAGCGCGCGCGACTTGTGGCTGCAACTGGTGGGCGAGCCCGGCCTCTCGTCCTGCACCGTCCAGACCCAGTCCGACGATGGCCAGAACATGCGCATCGACGGCTTCAACGTCCTCTTGCTCGGGGTTTGAGCATGTCCGAAGTTTACTTCAGCGCCGCGCGCGGCGGTTTCTTCCACGCCACCACGCACCCGACCTTGCCCGAAGACGCGGTGCGCATATCGCGCCTGCGCCATCGCCAACTGCTCGACGCCCAGGCGCAGGGCCGCACCATCGTGGCCAACGACAAGGGCCGTCCTGTCCTGGCGCCGGTCGTACCGCCCAGCCTCGAGCAGCTGCGCACGCAGGCGAGCGCCGCCGTCAATGCCGAGGCGAGCCGCCGTATCCTCGCTGTCGCCACGCTCGAGCGCCAGACGAACGACAACGCGCTGATCGCCCAGGTCGCGCTCGCTGCCGCCACCGGCGCGCCGGCACCGGCAGGCTTGGCCGAAGCGCTCGCCCGCCGCGCCGCGATCGACGCGATCCGCGCCGCGTCCAACCGTATCGCTGCCACCATCGCGCAGATGCCGGCGGCCAATCTCACCGATTACGATGCCACGGCCCAGCGCCTGTGGGTGGAGGGCTGATCCATGGCCAAGATTTCCAAACTGCCACCGGTTAAAGTTCCAGACGGCACCGAGACCGTGGTGGTGCTCAAGGATGGCGAGGCCCAGCGTGTGGGCCTGGCGCCGCTGTTGGGCGCCGGCGCGGCGCCAATCCTGGCCCAGGCGGCAGGCTATCGGGACGAGGCCGGCGTGCAGGCCGATCGCGCCAGCGCGGCCGTGGGCGGGGCGCTGTCCGCGCTCAATATCTTCGTCATGGCCCCGGAGACCGGCTACCTGCTGGCCTTCCGCGATCCGGTGACCGAACGCGCGGTGGCCTGGATTACCACGGCAGGCACCTTCGAGTTCGCCGCAATCAATTTCCCCAATGCCGCGGTCACGCGCGAGAAGCTGGCGTCCGAAGTGACCGGCTTGCTGCCCATGCTGATGGCCCCGGAGACGGGTTTTGTCTGTGGCTTCCGCGATCCGGTCACCGAACAGACTGCGTTCGCAATCACGACCGATGGCCGGATCGTGGGCGGCTTCGAAGTGTCGCTGCCCAACATGACGTCCGGGCTGCAGCGCCAGCTGATGCTGCGCGACCGACTGCCGGCGCAGGGCCTGCCATCGTCGGTTCGTTCGCGCGCTTTCGAGACGGGCTTGCGCACGTCGACCGCCGGCTATGCCTGGGTGCCGTTGCCGCCCGAACTGACCACGCTGGTTACCGGGCAGAACCAGCACGATGCCGCGTTCCGCCGCCGCTCGCTCACCCCGATTGCCGACCAGTACATGGGCACCTGGTCGCCCGGCGCTTATGCCTCGAGCGGGCCATACCTGGGCTATTTCGATCATGACGATGTGCTGCCCGCAATCGTCCCGGCGGCCGGCAGCTACTTCATCTTTCGGCGCCAGGGCGGCGGCGCGCGCGATCTGGGCGGCACGATCGGCATCGTCTACGAAGGCGATGCCATCGTCTCGGATGGTGCGGCCTGGCGCGCGCAGCACTGCCCAAGCGCGCCGGCACCGTACACCGATACTCAAGCCGCGCAGGCCAGCACATTTCGCACATGGTGGGCAGTCACGGCACCTGGCACATTCAACGGCGTGGCCTATGCCACCGGCGATGTGATCCTCGGGCACGGCGGCACGTACTACAAGGAGTTCACGCGCGGCGATGCCGGCGCGGGGCAGTGGTTCAATGCCGGCGAGTGGAGCGCGGCGAGCGGTGCATTCCCGGCCGGCGCGCAGGATGGCTATTGCTACCAGGTCACCGCTGCAGGAACCGTGGGCGGCATTACCTTCGCGATCGACGACTGGGTGTTCCGCTACAACGGCGCCTGGGGCAAGTGCGCGGGCGAGGCGATCATTACCGTGCCCGCCAATCAGCCCTATGCGCTGCCCTGCCGCACCGATGCCAGCGAGTGGGAAGCGCGGCTGCTCAACAAGAGCACGAGCACGGTGTTCTTCAGCCAGAAGGTCATGGCACGCTGGGATGCGCCCACGCCCTACACCACCGGCGTCGTGCTCTATTCCGACAGCATGGGCGGCTATCTCGAAGCCAGCATGGATGCCGCACTCGGCAGGCGGCCGTTCTACCTTGCCGATACCGGGCTCAACCTTGCGCAGGACAATGCCAACCACTCGGCCGGCGCCATGGAGATCGTCTCGCTGGCCGAACGCGATTTCCTGACCGGCGACCAGTGGGCCGGGCATACCGTGCTGGGCTGGCTCGGGCAGAATGGCGAGTGGTTCCAGGAGACGATGCGGGCGCACCAGATCATGCGCCGGCTCTGCAACGCGCACGGCGTGCCCTATGTGCCGATCTCGGTGCTCGGCCGCCGCACGGCGACATGGAACGGGCAGCGCCTGGTTCACTACTGGCAGGAAGACCAGTTCAACAATGTCCTGGGCGGGGCGGGGGAAAGCCTGGTGCGCACCAACCGCGCTCTCAATGTCATGTTCGGCGGGCGTTACATCTACAGCCTCAAAGCCGTGCTCGATGGCGTGACCAGCACGCTGGCCGATCCTACCCATCCGGGGATGACCGAACTGCAGGTGGCGCGCCAGCTGGGCGTGGTGCCGATGTCCTACTACTTCAACTATGGCACCATGCCCTGGTCTCCCAATGACCTGGTCTATCGCGGCACGTGGAATGCCACGGCCTTGCCGGCCGGGGGCGCCAACCTCGATTACTTCATCCGTGTCGGCGATGCGGGCGCGAACAACGTCGAGGGCGGCCAACGCTACGTGGGCAATATCATCGTCAACGTCGCCGGGGTCTGGACCGAATACCCGACCGGCGGATCGAACCGCGTCCACCTCGAGGCGACCGGCAACCAGGGCAATCCCGACCTTGCCAACAGCACCGTCAACTCTCTGAACCTTTGGGGCTACTGACATGGCGAAAAACGGCCTGCTCTTCGACCTGCCCGGCGCGGCTTTCACCAATCCCGCCCTGCCGCGCATTCCCGACAACTATCCCTTGCTCAACAAGGGGTCGCTCATGCTGGTGGACTTCGGCCACAGCCGCAGCAGCCCGGCCACCGGCGTGCCCGGCAATGGCGCGACCATCACCAACCTGGCGTCCAAGTATGCGGCCAAGCTGCTGAATGTGGATCCCGCACTGACGCACCCCACCATGGTCCGCGCCGATCAGGCGACCGACATGCAGTTCGCCCGCACCGCCAAGGGCGGGCTGCAGGCGCTGGTAAGCCAGGTGAACGATGCCGCCAACCGCTATGCCATCATCCGCGCGGCCGATGCGCTCAAGAACTTCCTGATCGCGAACCCCGATCATGACATCTACATGCACGCGATCGAGCGTATCGATCGGCCGTCGATCTTCACCACCGGCACGCAGCCGGCCGAAGGCGGTATCCATGCCTCTTCCCAGGCTACTGCCAACTACTTCGGGATTTTCCAGCACGGCCTGATCCGGCCTTATCCTGGCCAAGCGACATTCATCGGGCAGCGATCCCTGCCACTCGCACCGGCACTGGGCCTGCAGTTCAAGAACGTGGCAGCGAATGCCTTTGCCGGCACGCCACCCGCGCTTGCCAACTTCCTGTTCTATCATGGCTGGGGCAACTATTTGTCATTCTCGGGTGCCAACCTGCACAAGGGACGGTCCTCGACGCTGTACCAATGGTATGTCGAAGACCTGACCGCCTCGGGCCGCAGCTATGCCGATGTCGATGCCGACGCCATGGCCCTGTTCACCAAGGATTGGCTGACCGAAGGCGGACGCTATTACGGCGATGATCGGCCGCTCGATCCTGCGGCTTTCCTCTGATCTTGTAAGCGCGAAGCTCACAACGGGCGGGCGATTCAATCGCGCGCGCGCAATGGCATGGCGGGTACTCTCCCACAAACGAGGTGCCCGCCATGATCGATTTTTGCAAAGCCCAGGTCGCGCTGGCCAAGGCCGGATATGCGCCTGGGCCCAATGACGGTGTTTGGGGGCCGTCGACTTGCACGGCGCTGCTGGCGCACCAGGCGCAACGCCAGCCCGACGCTACGCTGCGCGCGCTCGGCCGCGCCGCTGCCGTCGAATTGCCCCGCTACGGCATCACCAACAGCCCTGCGCGCCTCGCCGAATGGCTGGCGCAGACCGGCAACGAGACCGGCGGCTACACCCGCTTCGAAGAGAACCTGCGCTATTCCGCGCAGCGCCTGCTCGCAATCTGGCCTTCGCGCTTCAGGACGCTGGCCCAGGCGCTGCCCTATGCCTGGGACCCGACCGACCCCGACCGGGAAGACATTGCACTGGCCAACCTGGTCTACGGCGCGCGCATGGGCAACGAGGCCAACGGCACGGCCGACAACGATGGCTGGGACTATCGCGGCGGCGGCCTGATCCAGCACACCGGCAAGGCAGAGTTCGACACGTTGTTCGCGCGCTTGGGCGTGAATGCCGCGCAGATCCACGGCGGCGATCCGGTGGCCATGGTGCGCGCGGCCTGCGACTATTGGGATCGCGTCGGCGCCAATGCCTATTGCGATCGCGGCGACTTCCGGGGCTTGCGCAAGCGCGTCAATGGTGGGCTGATCGGCGTGGACGAAGTTGCTGCGCGGCGCGCGCGCAGCCTGTCCGTGCTGGGCAGCGTGGCATGATGGACTTGCGCGCGATTCTCGCTTGTTGGGCGGCCGGCCTGGTGCTGGTTGCCGCGCTCGCCTTCGCCGCCATGACGGCTGCGGCCATTCACTACCGTCATGCCGCCCGCGACGAAAAGGACGGCCGTGCCGCCGATCGCGCCGGCTATGTCGCGGCCCAGGCCGAAGCCACCCGCCTCGCAGCCGAGGCACTCCACCACCAGGAAGCGGTCTATCGCATGAAGGCCGCGCAACAGGACCAGGCCCATGAAACCGAACTTGCCCAAGCTCGCGCCGCTGCTGCTGCCTATAGTGCTGCTCACCGCGTGCAGCCCCAAGCCACTCAACGTGCAGGCGGGCCGGCCCTTGCCGCCGCCACGGGTGACGGTGCCGGCTTTCGCGCGCCAGTGCCCGCCGCTGGTGTCGTGGTATCCGAACAAGACGTGCAAGCCTGTAGCGAAGTGACCGCCTATGCGCTCACGCTGCGGGATTGGGCGCTGGGGCTGGATGAGCCGCAGCCCGACCCATAGGGCTGGCGCGGCTTCGGTTCGTCCTCAATGCATGCCAGGGTCGCGCGACACGTTGACGCGCACCGGCTTCCCGGTCGTCTGTATGTAAGGTACGGCCATCAGGAAAGCGCTGTGGTCCAGATCGTCGGCGACATTGGCCTTAATCTTTTCCATACCGCGCGGCTCCACCAGAGGCTGATCCTCGAACCAAAGTTCAAGCGCTTCCACGGCCTTGGGTAGCACGTCGGCCAGATCGTCGGCAGCGGAAAAGCAGCCGGGCAAATCCGGGAACGTCGCTCCCCAAGCGCTGTCTTCGTCTTTTTGGATCAGGGCAACGAAGGTTTTCATGCAGCGCGACCAATTACGCTGCGGTGGCGACTGAAAGCCGCAAGCCGAACGAGCGCAGAATGGCGGTGAGCGTATCCAGCGAGGGATTACCGCCTTCGCCAAGGGCCTTGTAAAGCCCAGCGCGGCTGATGCCTGCGTCGGCAGCAACTTTCGACATCCCACGGGCGCGGGCTACGTTGCCCAGCGCCAAGGCGATGACCGCCGGATCGCCATCCTCGAACGCGGCTTCGAGATAATGGCGAACGTCTTCTTCATCACCCAGATGTTCAGCGACATCGTACGTCTTGAGTTCGATGGCCATGATCAAATCTCCTTTGCGAGTGCAATGGCAAGGGCGATATCGGCGTCCTGCCCCTTCTTGGTGCCGCCGCAAAGCAGCACGACGATTTCACCGGAAGGCCGCTCGGTAAAATAGACCCTATAGCCCGGACCGAAATCGACTTTCAGTTCCGATACACCGCCTTTCAGATTACGGCACTGGCCAGGGTTGCCCAGCGCCAGACGGTCGATCCGGATGCGAATGCGCGCGATGGCGGCGCGGTCTTTCAAGCCAGCCATCCAAGCGTCGAATTGCGCGGTGGTCTTGACCGTCTTCATGTCTACTTTAGTAGTCGATCTGTATCCTGTTGTCAACTATAGTGGACAGCTTAATCCAAAAGCCCCAAGCTGTCTTCCTCGATCAGCCGCACATCGGCCTCGTTTAAGCCCAGCAACCGTCGCGCAGCATAGCGCACGCGAATGGAATTGCGGATGCGCGGATCGACCGGGGCTTCCTCGCCGAAGTGGTGCACTTCGGCGGTGCGCTGGACCAAAGGCCGGAAGCTCACCACGACTTCATCGGTGCGGGCAGTGCCGCGCAGGTTGCGCGCCAGTGCCGCCTTAGGGAACATGCGCGCCTTGCGCTTGCGCAGGCGGCCGCGCCGGTCGCGCTGGCTCTTGCGCGGCTCCATCGGCGTGCCATCAGGCTGCACGTTGTCGCGGATGCGTTTGGCGTTGGCGTCGCGCAGGGCCTTGGCCAGCTTGCGAGTGAGTTTGCGGCGCTCGCCCGGCTCGAGGCGGTGGAGATAGCCTTCGAGCCAGGGCGCAAGGTGGTCGAGACCGTTATCCGCCATCCGGGTCAATCCAGTGGGCGCGGTGCGACCTGTTGGCCATCGACCCAGATCGCGGTGAGGCCAGGGCCGATCTGGCTGATTTCGGGAATGAGCGGCACGGCCTGTTCGACCGTGGCAAGATTCCAGCGTCCCGCATCGCCCGGCGTGGCCGTAACCGCCTCGTTGAGCGACAGCGTGATCTGCACATCGACTGCGCCGGCATCGAGGATATCGACTTCGAAAGGGATGCCTTCCGCGCCGCTGGCGAGCAGATCGGGCTGTTGGGCGCGCAGCCATTCGCACACCGTGAACATGATGATGTCGGGATCGCCTGCGAAGCCGCTGATCAGCACGATCAGATCGTATTCCCAGGCAAAGCCACGCTGGGCACCCTGGCGGGCGATTACTTTGCCCTTTTCCACCCACATGGCCAGGCGATCGGGATCGCGGCCGAGTTCGGGCAACAAGGCGGTTATCGCCGCGCGCAGGAGGTCGGGTTTCTTCACGGTTGCGCGCCGGTGCGGCGATGCGCGCGCAGTTGCAAGTGATGGGGCACAGCCAGCACCGCAGCCATGGCCGCGCCGGCCAAGCTGGCGAGCGTGATCGCGCCGATCAGGACATCACCCATTGCCAATCTCCCCGCCGGCAGGCTCTGGCAGCCCCAGGCGCTTGCGGAACAACCAGGCCGCGCCATCGAGCAGCAGAGCGAAACCGACCATGCCCTGGCCCATGGCGATCAGCACTGCGACCACGGGATCGAGGTGGTAAAAGCTGACCAGCACGACCGACACGGTGGCAAAGGCGGGCAGCGCGGAAACTTCGCCGATCGCCACATAGCGGCGGCGGCGGTGCCAGTGTTCGGCCATGATTGGATCGGCCGGCGGATCGCCCGCCAGGCCATAGAGTCGCAGACCGAGCTTGGCCGCGACCACGGTGGCGGCGGCAAACAGGCTGGCCAGCCACCAGAAGAAGAAATCGCGCCAGTCGGCCATCGTGTCAGTCCCAATAGTTGGTTGTGTCGAGCGTGGTGGTTGCGTCGGTTGCCGGCGGATCGGGCAGGATGACCGCCGTGCCCTCGGCGATCTGGGCAGAGAGCGACAAGCCCGGATTGAGATCGAGCGCGGCCTCGACCACCCCGCCGGCCGTGGTGCCGAGCACACGCCAGCACACAGCATCAAGCATTTCGCCCTGCTGTGCGGTGGCGGTTGTGGTCATTCGGACGGCTTACCCGGATCGATGACCTGCACGGCACCCAGCGCAAAGTTATAGATCGCTTCGGCAGCATCAATCAGTTGCATGTGGCTACAGCTATGCGTGCGCGCGGCGATGGCCTGTTCGATTGCCCAGCGCCGCAGGTGGCCTTGGGAAAACTCCGCATAGCCTTTGCCGAACGGCGGCGGCGGCGCTGTCGGCGGCGTCGGTAGTGGGCCGGGTTTAGGGCGGTATCCAAACATCGTGATTCCTTTCAGATCAACTCTATCGCCACGCGCGTGGTGCCGATGAGATCGCGGATCGCTTCGGTGCACATGCGCCGGTAATCGGCGGCGGTAAGCTTCTCGTCGTCGGCGCGGGCCTGGCCGTGGGTGGTGGCAGTCACGTCGCGGTGCGTCTCTGCGAGCTCAGCCGCTGCCGCGCAGCGCACGGCGCGGGTGTAAAGCACTACCGCCCGGACCTTGCCGCCGATCTTCCGCAACGGCTCCACCTCGGCAAGGCTGGTGCAGCCTTCGGCCTCGCGTGCAGCGCGCCAGGTGGCCAGTTCGCTTTCCGCAGTCAGCAAGCCGCCTTCGAGCGCGCCTAGGAGGCGGGCATGGGTGACGACTTCGCCCAGGCGCAGGGCATCGCGCATGGCATTGCAGTCGATATCCGGCCACCAGCCATCGCCCGGCATCACAGCGCCGGTGGGCGAGACGGGGGAGGGCGGGACACTGACAAAGCTCATTGTGCTTGCTTTCGAAGGGGGTGGGGGGTGAGGGCGCGGGCGAGGGGAGCGGATGCTTCCCCGACCGTTCCCGCCCCCCGGCGCGGGTGGCGCAGCTGGTGTGTTCGGTTAGGTGCCGTCGTTTGCGGCGGGCAGCTTCTTGAGCTCGGCGGTGAGCCGCTCGATGATCTTCCTCACGCCTGCGTTCTGGTCGAGCTCGAGCGCGCGGCCGACATGGTCGAGTGCGGCAGCAACCAGCGCGCGCTTGCCACCGGCCCGCTGGCTTTCCGCCTCGGGATCGAAGGTGTCGGCTTCGGCCTGGAAGGCGAGACCCAGCGCCTTGTGCAGCTTGGCGCGCACCTGGTCGGGCATGTCGTGGTCTTCGGTCAGGGCAAGGGTCTGCTCGAGCACCGGACGCGGCACGGCGGCGGCGATGCGCAGGGCGCTGTCGGCAATTTCCTCGGCCAGCACCACGGCGGGGCTGCGCTTGTAGCGTTCGGGCAGGCCGAGATTGGCGGTGAGCATATGCGCGCCGAGTTGTAGCGCCAGCGGCCAATCGCCGACGTCGATTGCCCAGACCAGCATGGTCCCGACGATATCGTCCTGCACCGGCGGATCGGAGCGCATCGCGCCTTCGACCCAAGCACGATAGCGGCCGATCATCCCGGCCTTGGCAGCGATCTTGCGCTCGACCGACTGGATCTGGCGCAGGCTTTGCAGATCCTGGCCAAGTGCTGCGAGCAGCAGGGCATATTCGCTCGCCACCGCTCCGGTGGTGGGCATGGGCGCGGGCGCATCGGCCGCGCGCGGGGCGGCGCTGTTGGCGCCGGCCTGGGCGGCGCGATGGTGCTCGCGATGGCGGCGGGCAAGGGACATGGGGCGAATCTCCGATGGCGGTAAAACCTGCCCGGCGCGGCCCCCTGATTGTGGGACACATGCCGGCGCCGGGCAGGGAAGGGGGCAGGGCCGCCCCCTTATTGGAGGCGACGTCAGGCCGGCTTGGGCGCCAGCACGATGTTTTCGACAAAAGCGCTCTTGCCGTAGTCCTCGACCACGTAAGCCACATTGGCGCTCTCGTAGTTCGCCATGCGGTTGTATTCGCTTTCGTCTTTCAGCTGGCGGCGGCGGGTTTCTTCCTGCTCGTAGATCGACAGGTTATCGAGGCTGGTGATCAGCAAGGCACGGGCAGGGAAGAACGGCACACGTACGGCCGGCAGGCCGCCGATCTGCTTGTCCGAGCGCAGGATGCGGTCGCGCGCTTCCTGTTCGGTGGCCTTGTCCCCGGCGTTGTTGATCATCGGAAAGTACTTGTCGTGCACCAGGTCGCGCCCGACGATGACAACCAGATCGGTGCTGTCGCGCTGCCATTCGTCGAGCAGTTCGATCGCGTCGATCACCAGCGCATCGAGGTTGACATAGTCGGCCCGCGCGGTGGCGGCGTTGCCGGCGTCCGGATTGAACACGTCCACGCCCGAAGCGACATAGATCGCCTTGGTGCCATCAGCCGTCAGTGCGCCATCGTTGAGCCAGCGTGCCGGGGCCACGGTGCGGATCTTGTGCAGCCAGCCCTTGTTGACGTCCTGCAACAGCGGGTTGGCGGCGCGGTCGGTCTGAGGCGCCACGCTGGTGCCGTTCCACCCGATCATGATCGTGTCGCGGCCCTGCTGCTTGAGGATGGCATCGCGCAGGATCGTTTCGAACTCGGCCTTGTGGCGCCAGGCGTCGAGCTTGGCATAGGGGATCGCCCAGTCGAAGTCGGTCTTCTCGCACCGATAGCCGTCGATCTCGGCGCTGTCGGTCGGATCGGTGGGCTGGCGGCGGTTGTTGTTGGCGGTGTTGGTTCGGCCAGCCATGGTGCGGGTAACACCGACTCCGACCTTTTCGCCCTCCTGATCGGGCACCAAGTGGACGTTGATCGAGGAGAGGAACTCACTCGACTGCTGGATGCGTTCGACCAGGGTTTGCTGCACCACCGGGGCAACGGTGAACTGCACGGTGGCATCGGGCACATTGTTGATCAGCGCGATCTGGCTGACATAGCTGTTGAAGAGGACGCGGGTTTCGTTGCGCATGGGTGTTCCTTAAAAAGAGAGGGGCCTGGCGGCGATCAGCAGTCGGTGCGCACGCGGTTGTCGCCGCCGGTGGCGGGCTGGCGCTGGGCAAAGGCGGCGGCCGGCGTGCGCTCGAGCGTGGCGGCGATTTCGGCCACCTGGCCTTCGAGTGCGGCCGCGCGCTGTCCGCTGGCCTGGGCGAAGGTCTGGAAGCTGGTGGCCAGTTCCGTGACTGCCTGGTTCATCGCCTGGGTCAGCGCGGTGAAGGCCGCGGCATCGGCGCCGGGCTGGGCAGCGGGCGCAGCCGGTGCGGGCGCCGGTTCCACTTGCTGGCGTGCGGTGAGCCCGTCGAAGAAGGCGGCGATCTTGCCGATCAGGCCAGTGGCCGGATCGTCGGTTTCGTCGGCCAGTTCGAGCTCGAACTCCTCGGCGGCCGAGAACAGGTTTCCCGCGTCCAGCTTGCGGCTGCGCAGCGGGGACTTGTCGCCCTGGGTCGCCGCGAACTGCAGCATTTCCGTGCCGAGCGATGCCGGGCTGTCGGTCACGGCCAGGCCGACGAGATAGGCCTTGCCGGTGCCTGCAAAGTTGGGGTTGATCTCAATCGAGGTGAACAGCTTCTGCTTGGCCTGGTTCATCGCGATCAGCGGCTCGAGCGCTTCGATCTCGGCGAACAACGCCAGGCGCGTTTCGGTCTTGCCGCCGATGGTCAACTGCACCTCCTGCGTGCGCAGCGACAGCACATCGCCCAGCGACTGGAACGGCGGATCGGCCGTCACGCCCCGGATATGCTCGAGGTTGACCCGCGCGGCGAAGGTCTTGGGATCGTAGGTTTCGACCGCGTCGATCAGCCACTGGCGTTCGATGGCGCGGCCATCGGTGGTGGCGCCTTCGACGGCGACGCGGAAAAAGCGGGACTTGGGCATTCAGGGCTCCGGTCCAGGAGTGACGGCGGGACAACCGCACCAGGCCCCGGATCGCGCCGCATCTCAACGCGGGCGCGTTGTGAAACCGCGCCTTACAATCGGTCCCCGCCGACAGCCCCGTCCAAGGGCCATAGCGTGGCCCGCGATGGAGCAGCCCCCTGACAACGACAACCTCGATACAGAACCCGACGCCTCCGCGTCCGGCGCCAATGTCGTGCCGATTGCCGAACGGGTGGCGCAGCGCATCGAGGCGCGCTCGCTCTATTGGCGGGGCTGGTCGATCGCGCAGATCGCCGAGGAAACCGGCCTTGCCGTATCGACGCTATCGAGCTGGAAGCAACGCCAGCGCTGGGACGCGGCGAGCCCCCGTGCGCGGGCCGAAGAATGCCTGTGGGTTCGCTATCAGACGCTGCTGACCAAAGAGCAGAAGACGGGCAGCGACTTCAAGGAAATCGACCTGCTCGGCCGCCAGTTCGTGACGTTCGCGCGCATCGGCAAGTTTGCCGGTGACGATGGCAACGAGGCCGATCTCAACCCTGATCGGGCCAAAGGCGCCAAGGCGGCCAATGCCAAGAAGGAGAAGGCCAAGAACCTGATCACGCCGGACATGGCGTCCGCCCTGCGCGCCGACATGGTGGCGGGCCTATACGGTCATCAGGAAACCTGGCTTTCCACCACGCATCTGCGCACGCGCATGATCGTGAAAAGCCGGCAGATCGGCGCCACCTGGTACTTCGCGCGCGAACGACTGCTGGTGGCGCTGGAGACCGGCAAGAACCAGATATTCCTCTCGGCCTCGCGCGCCCAGGCCAACATCTTCCGCGCCTACATCGTGCAATGGGTGCAGAAGGTCTGCGGGGTAACGCTCAAGGGCGATCCCATCGCCATCCAGCGCGGCGAGGACGACACCGGCGCGCCGCTCGACCCGGTCGAGCTCTACTTCCTGGGCACCAATTACCGCACCGCGCAGGGCTATCACGGCGACGTGATCATCGACGAGTGCTTCTGGATCTACGGCTTCGAAGAGCTCTTCAAAGTGGCCGCCGCCATGGCGACGCACAAGATTTACACGCGCACGCTGTTTTCCACGCCCAGCACGCTGGCTCACGAAGCCTATCCCATGTGGAGCGGCGACCGATTCAACCGGCGCCGTGCCAAGGCCGACAAAGTGCGCATCGCCATCGACCATGCCGACCTGAAGGACGGCGCGATCGGCGCCGACGGCATCTGGCGCCAGATCGTCACCGTGTTCGACGCGCTGGCCAAAGGCTTCGACCTGGTCGACGTCGAGGAGCTCCAGCGCGAATATGCGGTGGACGAGTTCGACAACCTGTTCCGCTGCCTGTTCCTCGATGACAGCCAGTCGATGTTTCCCTTCGAGATCATGCGCCGCTGCATGGTCGATAGCTGGGAAATATGGCGCGACTTCCAGCCCTATGCCGCGCGGCCTTACGAGGGTGAAGTCTGGCTGGGCTACGATCCCAACGCCAGCGAGAACGGCACGGGTGACGATGCCGCGCTGGTGGCCATCGCCGTGCCGATCACGCCGGGGGCCAAGTTCCGCATCCTCGAAAAGAAGCGCCTCAAGGGCCTGCAATTCGACGAGCAGGCCGCCGCGATCCGCGAGATGGCCGGCCGCTACCGCGTCACCCGCATCGCCATCGACGTGACGGGCGTGGGCAAGGCGGTCGAGCAACTGGTGCGCAAGTGGTTCCCGCTGGTCACCCCGATCCTCTATTCGCCGCTCACCAAGAGCCAGATGGTGCTCAAAGCCAAGAACGTGATCACCACCGGCCGCCTGCAGTTCGACGCGGGCTGGCTCGACATGATGAGCGCCTTCATGGCCATCCGCCCCGAAATCACCAAGCACGGCATCACTTATGTCGCCGGCCGGGCCGGTGGCGTGGGCCATGCCGACCTGGCCTGGGCGACGATGCACGCCCTCTACTTCGAACCGCTCGACGCCAGCGAAGGCATCGGCGGCAGCTCTACCTTGGAGATTTTCGATGTCTGACGCCCTGGTCGCCGCTGCGTCCGTCGCCGCGCCCGCCCCCGTTCCTGTCGAAGGCGAGGTGCTGCCCGATACCGGCGGTTCGATCAGCTTTGCCTTCGGCGATGCCGAGAGCGTGCTCGACCGGCGCGAGTTATTCGACCTGTTCGAAGTGGCGCACAACGGGCGATGGTACGAGCCGCCCATCTCCCCGGCAGGCCTTGGTCGCTGCTATCGCATGGCCGCGCATCACCAGTCGGCCATCCTGCTCAAGCGCAATCTGCTTGTGTCGAGTTTCGTGCCGAGCCGCTGGCTGTCCAAGGCCGACTTTTCACGCTGGGCGCTCGACTGGCTGATCTTCGGCAACGGCTATCTCGAGGCAGTGCCCAACCTTGCCGGCAGGCCTGCCGCGCTGCGGCCCGCACCGGCCGCCTTCACGCGCGTGGGACGCAAGCCGGATCAGTTCTTCTATGTGCCGGGCATGTTCCTGCGCGATGCGACCGAGTTCCGCACCGGCTCAATCCACCATCTGCTCGAGCCCGATCCGATGCAGGAAATCTATGGCATGCCGGAATATTTGTCGGCGCTGCAATCGGGCCTGCTCAACGAAAGCGCCACGCTGTTCCGCCGCAAGTACTACATCAACGGCAGCCACGCCGGGTACATCCTGCACATCAGCGACGAAGGCTTTAGCGAGGCCGACAGCGCCGCGCTGCGCGATGCTATGCGGCGCAGCAAGGGGCCTGGCAACTTCCGCAACTTCTTCCTGCACATCCCGCGCGGCAAGCCTGAGGGCGTGCGGATCATCCCGATCGGAGAGGTGGGGGCGAAGGACAACTTCGTCGACATCAAGGATATGACCGCGCAGGACATGCTGGCCGCCCACCGCGTGCCGCCGCAGCTGCTTGGCATCGTGCCCAAGAACAGCGGCGGCTTTGGCAACGTGATCGATGCCGCCCGCACGTTCTACCAACTCGAGATCGTACCGATCCAGCAGCGCATGCTGGAAGTGAACGACTGGCTCGGCGCCCAGGCGCTGGCCTTCCAGACGCCCGACGTGGCCCAGATCGCCGCGCCACGCTGATACGAATTGCCCGCCCCGGCCGAGCCGGTCGGAAGGCGGGGGAAGGGGCGCGCCAACGCCCCATATCCGACGAAAGTTCCTCGTCATGTCCCGAACGGGCCCTGCCCGAGCCATCCCGCCTGCCGAATCGGCAGGGTGGAACATATAAGGAACACTATCGATGTTGTCGACCCAAGTCGCCCTGGACGCACACGAGCCGATCACCCCGATCCGCCCGCCAGCACCCTATATTGGTGGCAAGAGCAGGTTAGCCAAGCGCCTGGTCGAGCGGATCAATGCTACCCCGCACACCGTCTATGCCGAACCCTTCGTCGGCATGGGCGGCGTGTTCTTCCGCCGCGACCAGCGCCCCAAATGCGAAGTGATCAACGACTGGAGCGAAGACGTTGCCACGTTTTTCCGCGTGATCCAGCGGCATTATGTGGCATTCATGGACATGCTGCGCTGGCAGATCACCAGCCGCGCCGGCTTCGACCGCCTGCGCCGCCAGGACCCGACCACGCTGACCGATCTGGAACGCGCGGCGCGGTTCCTCTACCTGCAGCGGCTGGCGTTTGGCGGCACTGTAGTTGGACGCAATTTTGGCATAGATTTTGGTTCGAGTGCGCGTTTCGATGTCACCAAAGTCGCTCCCTTGATCGAAGCGGCTCATGAACGACTCTCCGGGGTGATCATCGAACGCTTGCCCTGGTCCACCTTCCTCTCCCGTTGCGATCGGCCGGGCACGCTGTTCTATATCGACCCGCCTTACTATGGCACCGAAGGATTTTATGGCTCGGACCTATTCGATCGCGACCAGTTCGACGCGATGGCTGAACAATTGCGCGGCCTCAAAGGTCAATTCATCCTTTCCCTCAACGACCATCCCGACGTTCGTCGTATTTTCAACGGCTTCGCGATCGAGGCGGTGCCGGTACGCTACACCGCAGGAGGTATGGCGCGCAGCAAAGTGGAGGGGGAGGTGATTATCAGGGGGTGAAGGTGCGACCAGTGCCGAGTGGTCTGCTTCGGCACTGGCGCCTTGCGGCCAGTTCAAGGCATTCGGCATCGTTGGTATGGGCGCAGCTTCTGCTAAATTCGGCCACTGAGATCGCGCAATTGGCCTGTCGGCTTCACGCCCACTTTCGGCCGCTCAGAAAACCGCTTGACCTCCTCAAAAGCGGATGCGGACGTGCGGAGCCAATGGGACACATTCTCGCAGGGTCTTGCGCATGACCAACTCGTTAGCCAATGTGGACCCATGAGGTCCAATCCTGATCGGTCCGCGCGCTTTCGCGCTCTCGCAATTGCCTACTACCAAGCCGTGCACGCTGCCGAACAAGCTGCGGTCGAGGGTGAGGATGAGGCGCAGTTAACGGCACCGGTCAGCAATCTGTTTTCCGGCCTGTCAAGCCTCGCAGCGCTCGGTAATCTACGGCTCATACGGGAGACGCGGCTGGAGTCTACTCGCCCGGACTTTGCAGCGATCCTCACTCGCGCCGGAAAGACGTACCAAAAGGGGTACGTCGAACTAAAGGCGCCCGTCTACTCGGTGGATGCTTCCCTGTGGACAGGTCGCAATGCTCGTCAGTGGGAGCGGATGAAGAGCGAGGCAGAAATTCTAATCGTATGTAATGGCCTTCATGCACAGCTTTACCGCGACGGCGAACCGGTCGGTGCCGCTGCGGAACTGCCATACAATGACCCGGAGCACTGGGAGTGGACCAACCTCGTTCACCTTCTCGATTCGTTTTTTTCGCTTACCCCCACGCCGATTATCAATGTGGCAGAGCTCTCAAGGCGGCTCGCTGTTCGAACTGCCGATCTGCGAGACCGCTTGCTCTGGTTGCTGGAGCAAGAGGGGCCAGCGGCGACAGCGACGAACGGCGGCTACCAAGCTTGGCGTCAGCACGTATATCTCCATGCCAGCCCTAGGGACTTCGCTGACGGCATTTCGCAAGTTGTGGCCTACGGCATGGTCCTGGCGGTGTTGTCGACGGATAGGTCCGCGTTAGACAAAGATGGCGATGGGCATATCACCGTGGCCGAAGCTAGGGTTGCCATTAGAACGCTAAGCCCGGTTCTTGCTGCCGCGTTTGCCCCCCTAATCGATAAGCCGGCGCTTGCGCAGGCCGTGGAGATCGAGCTTGGCGCACTTGAGACTCTGGTAAGTGCGATCAATGCAGAGAGGGTGAACTGCAGCGGCGATCATAGAGGCGATCCGTGGCTCTACTTCTATGAAGACTTCCTCAGTGTATACGATCCCGAAGAGCGAAAGCAGGCGGGCGTCTACTACACGCCTATCGACGTGGTGCAGGCAATGGTCAACATCACCGATCACCTACTTGTCGAACGGTTCGGGAAGAGGACGGGGTTCGCGGATCCGACTGTCGTTACACTCGATCCGGCGACGGGCACAGGTACGTTCCCCCTCGCGATTATCGATAAGGCCGCGGCGCGCGCAAGGGAGGTCCGAGGACAGGCTGGTCCAGCACAGGCCGCCGCAAACCTTGCCCGTACGCTGCTTGCTTTCGAGCTGCTTCCCGGTCCATATTCCGTCGCTCACCTTCGGCTCTCTCAGCGGTTGACCAGTCTGTCGAATGGGCAGGGCGCTGCGCGCGTTGTTCTCACCGACACGCTGGAGTCGCCGCTTGACCCTAATGATCAGCTTGCCCTGTTCGGTGACGCCGAAGTGCTCGCGGCCGAGCAGAACCGCGCGAAACGCATCAAGCTGGATCAGCGAGTGACAGTCGTCATCGGAAATCCCCCTTACCGCCGTGTTGAGCGCGAAATGGAAGGTCGCGGTTCAGGTGGTTGGGTCATTGACGGTCGCGTGCCTGGTCGGAGATCGAGAAAAAGCCTGTTCGATGACATTCTCGATATCGCGCGGGCAAATACAATTTTCAGCCATCAGGCAAGCCTCTACAATCTCTATGTTTATTTCTGGCGCTGGGCGATGTGGAAGGCGTTTGAGGCGCATGGCCCCGGTCCGGGCGTTGTTGCTTTCATCACCGCTAGTAGTTGGCTCGCGGGACCGGGTTTTGTCGGGCTGCGCCAACTTGTTCGAGAGAAGTGTGATGAGGCGTGGGTCATTGATCTTGGGGGCAATAATCGAGGCGCAATCCCCGAGGAGAACGTGTTTGCGATTGAGACCCCGGTTTCGATCGTCATTCTCGTGCGGGATGGACCTTCAGATCGAGGAACTCCCGCAATTGTTCACTACCGCCGGCTGACTGGCACAGCGGCGACGAAGCTGCAGGCTATGCGAGAGATCGCGTCCTCTGCATCGCCGCTAGATGGAGAGTGGGAACTTGCTCCTTCCGGGGCGCTCGACCCCTTCAAGCCTGCGACCGGCGGTGCCGGGTGGGCGGACATGCCGCTAATAACGAATATATTCCCTTGGCAGCAACCTGGCTGCAAATTCGGCCGGACTTGGCCAATCTCACCGTCGCCTCAGCTACTCGAAGATCGCTGGCGGCGCTTTGCACGCGCGCCCGGTTTGGAGAAGGAAGTGCTCTTCTCCACCGCGTCCACTGGCCGCACGATCCACACGAAAGTCGCAGGCTTGCCACGTCTCGTTGAAGCGAACGGCAAAACTCCGCATCCGCCGATAGTACGGTATGGTTACCGAAGCTTCGACAGGCAGTGGGCATACGCTGATCCGAGAGTAGCGGCGCTCGAAAGACCATCGCTGTGGCAAAGTCTCTCAGACAGCCAAATCTTCCTATGCTCCCTCTTGACCGGCCAAGTCTCCGAGGGGCCGTCGTTGGTCTGCTCTACCGCTGTCCCCGACCTTCACTACTTTCGTGGGAACTACGGAGGGAAAGATATAATCCCCCTTTACAGGGATGCGCACCGGAGGTCGCCTAATCTAACACGCGGACTTGCTCGCCTGCTCGCAGAACGGTTGGAGATCGAGCCACCAAGCGTCGATGATGTCGCGGCATATGTCTACGCGCTGCTCAGTGCATCTGCGTTTCAGGCCAGATTCTCAGAGGAGTTGCGCACGCCCGGACTTCGGGTGCCTTTGACCTCGGAGTCAGACCTCTGGGGAGAAGCAGTCGATGCGGGTAAAGATCTCCTTTGGCTCCACAGCTACTGCGAGCGAATGCAGAATCCAGCACAAGGTCGAGGAAGGCACCTTCCGCCTGTGGCCGGACTTGGCTGGGATGCACCGGTGATCACCATCCCCTGGGATCTCAATGATGTCAGCTATGACGAAGGGAGCGGCACGCTGAAGATCGGGGACGGTTGCGTCAGTGGCGTCCGCGCTGACGCCTGGGCCTACCAGGTGAGCGGCATGCCCGTTGTAAGGAAATGGCTGGGCTATCGTACGGCGAAAGGTGTCGGGCGTGCAACAAGTTCGGGTAGTGAACTCGACCGGCTGCGTCCGATCGCCTGGCTTGACGAATGGAATGACGAGTTGCTCGACCTACTGCGGGTGCTGACGTTGACACTGGATAAGCAGGAGGCGCTTTCCGACTTGCTGTCTCGCATCTGCACCGGAGAGCTGATCCCAGCGAATGTCCTGCCAAACCCAACGGCGGCCGAGCGAAAGGTTCCTCGTTCCAGCGCGGCCCCTGGATTTGCGTTCGACGGCGGCCACTGAGGGGGGTATTGCGACGCTTGCTTCTTCACAGCTTTATAGATGACCGCCAGAAACTCGCCGGGGGCCCCATGAGGTTGTATGGTTGCTCGGGGAAGTACTGGACGTCCGCTCCTGGGGACCCGCAGTTCGACGTGTCGCTTCGTAAGGGCAGGAAAGTCCCAAACTTGGACCATTGGGACGTATGCTGTCTTCTGCTCCAGTCGCGGCAAGAAGCCTCCTATCGCAACGCCCGCGACTGCCGCTTCCACTCCCGCTCCGGCGGCATGGGCAGCACCACAGTCGCACTGCACTCATTCACCGTCTCGATCCGCACCGGCCACACCTTTTGCCGCCACTGCGCCACGCAAACGATGCACCAGAACCGGCGGCGCACCTCGGGCAGGCGATCGTCCCACCCGCGCCGCTGGAAATGCCACCACAGGCCGTGGGGATCGAAGGTCATCGAATGCCCGCAGCGGCAAACCGGGCGCACGACCAGGCGAAGCGCGGCGGCATCGGTGAGCGAGGTGGGCTCCATCAGGCCCGCCGCGTTCCAGCGCGGCATGGCGCGTCACAGTTTCAGGCCGAGCTGCTCGGCTTTGGGCGGGGCGGCCTGCAGGCGTTCGGCGATAGCGCCGGCGAGCTCGCGGGCAGCGTCTTCGCGCAGGGTGGGGGAAGGGGCGGTGATGCCGACGCGCGCCCAGCCAGGGGCCTCGAGGATCGCGTCCGCCATGATGTCGAGGTCGATTCGTTCCATGGCGATATTGGAACATAATAGGAACAAACGCGCAAGCCGGCCCGCGATTTGACTCTGCACGTCGGGCGGCAGACATCGAGGCCATGTGCAACCTTTACCGCCTGCGCGCCAACCAGGCCGAAGTGGCCCAGATATTCGCCGCCGAGGCCGTGCCGGGCGGTACCCATCCGGTGGGCCCGCCTTGCCTGGCCTTGAGCGAACGCTCTTAA